CCTAGGATCTAAAATCACTTGACTCGAGTCAAGTCACAGTTAGAACACGCTTGTATCAGCCCAGTTATCATAGGCTAGATGTTTATCTAGAGCATGAAATCACATGTAAAATCCTTAACACAATCAAATGGTTAAAGACTGATGAAATGGCTATTTCTAACCCCGCTCACCCAAACGGATTTTAATCTCAACAAATTAAACTATAAGATCTAATATAGTTTGTAATTTTCCTTTTATTGATCGATTATTGAGAGTGTTTCTCAATCCTGCATGAAGATTTTTTGGCCAGCATTCAAATGCACACCAAGCATATGAGCTGTGTTCTTCATTTAATCGAGGAAGGAATTCTTCAGACACACAGATCACATAGGTATTGAAGAAAAATTTTTGATCGTTGCTGGTGAATAATTCTAATGGTATAACTTTTTTAAAGGCAGCGGATAATCCAATTTCTTCCTGTATCTCTCTTTTTAATCCTTCGAATGCACTCTCTGTGTATTTGTTTCGCCCGCCTGCCAATCCCCACATGCCACGAGTTTTAGCATCATTGCGTTGTAAAAATAAGAATCTTTTCGTGTTTACTGCGTAGAATAACGCACCAGAACATATGATATTTTCTTGCATGATTTAATTATAACACGAGTGTCCACTTGCCGCCAATATAAATTCCTTCATAGCTCTTAACCCAGTTCGTGCCATTGTATTTGTATTGAATACCTGTGTTAAGATTGGTAACATATTCTACTGTGCTGTCAAAATCAGCTGCTGACCATACCACGCTCCATGAGTTGGTAGCACTGTTGTATTGTACAATATCGTTGGTTTGAGCATTTAAATCTCCTGGCCAATATTGTGTACTGTCGCCAATATCTTCTGTGATAAGATATCTTGTGCCATTTGCTGGAGCAGCACTGGCATCAAATGTTAAAGGATTTATAATTTTATTAACTGATTGTATTGTGTTGGCGGGTATTGTGTCACCGTCAATATTGAATAATAAAATTGTTTCATCTAGCGGCGATGTTGATATAGTACCCACAACTTCATTGCCGTTCTCTTGTGTTAATTTAATTTGACTCAATCCGTTTGTAATTTTTCCATATTGAGTTAATAATATATTCCAATTAATCGGAGGACCAAACGTTTCAAAAGGATCCAATGTTGTTTCTGCTCGAGCGCCTGTATAGAACCCGTCGCCACCTGAACTTACATTAATACCTGTGCTGCCCAATATCCTAAATTGATTTCCTGTTAATAATAGAGCATAATTGTTGGGAGTTACATAAGATTTTGATATTAACGTACCATCTATTAATCCCTTAGTAATACCACCGTCATCATCATAGATACTCATAATAATCTTTTGGATTACTCCTAATTTAGAAACTTTTACAGGAGGAGATAACCATATAGGCATACTAAAAGTCATAGATGCCACATCAATCTCTACTTCAGCACCCACAGGAATAGATCTAGAACTGAAAACAATATCACGCAATTCAATATAACTTAAACTGGTCCAATCGATATAATTGTTACTTTTTTGAATTTCAAAGTCTGGATTGAAAAGATATAGAATCTGTTCTAATATCTGTAATTTCATATCAGTGTTGGTGCTATAAATGTCTGCTTTAACTGTTAATCTAAATGGGCTTGGCATTACTTTTTCTATAGTATACCCAGAACCTAGAGTATTATCATACTCCCCTGTCGCATCATTATAATTTCTTTCTTTAAGATGTTGTTTTTCTATGTGATACGGATTTTGCATTCTTTCTCGATCGTATTCCAATGCTGAGATATAACAAGCAATTTTAGGAGCAGATTGTAGAGCATTTTCACTATTATTTCTAATAATGTTAGCCACTTGACGAGTCATATCACCGTAGGTTACTGGCACTTGTCTCAATTGCACCTGTCCATTTGTACCTTTGCCTAACTCAATAGAAAAATTACTCAGTACTCGAATAAACTGAGTCATAAATTTTCTAATCTGACCGTCGTAAAAATGAAGCATTAATTATCCGCCTTGGGTTTGAGAGCATTGGTCAATGACTGTCTCTGTTCAACTGTTAATCCATTAATTGTAGAAGTACTACTATTATTAACAAATCCAGTTTTAAATGTATTTCTAGTATTATTATTAGTTGTGGTTAATCTCACGCTATCTTCCACTTTGAGCCATCTCACTCCATCAAAACGGAATAATCTATTGGGTAAAAAATCTAATCTCAAGAAATAATCACCTTTATTGACATTTGATGTGGGGAAACTGGTTCCTGCACCTGCCACATAACCATTGGGTGGTATGCCATCGCCGTTGTAATAGAATCCATAATGGCTGCTGGCCGGGGTATCAATCACGGCATTGATGGTTTGATTAGATGATATAGATGCGTTGGAATTGATACCTTCCAATCGTATGTTGCCTCGCTCATCAATGGGAGTGACATAAAATTGTTTGTAATTGAATCCTGATTTTGGAGCATCTGCTTCCGCTTGACTGACAATGGCTTCGTTGATTTCTTTTTCTTTGTTGTAGGTGCTCATGTAGCTGGCCAGAGAACCTGTTGTGGTTGCATCACCTAATATATCGCGGAATTCTTGGCTGTCCACCATGGTTTTTAATTTTAATCTCAACAGATGTGGCCAATAGGTGGGTGAAAATCCTTCTGCTGATCTGTTGACATCTTCAACCACATAAAATCTTTTTAGAGCAATGGGTATGCTGGCATCTAGACTGTAATCATCTTTTAAATTGGGAAATTCCACCACATCACCTGACATGGGTTTTCTGCCCAATCTTTCCACCACATCATTTAGATGCACCGTTAGGAATAGAGTGTCATTCTGTAGGAACATGCCAAATTGGCTGAGATTAAAATCTGTGTCTTGCACATTGTAGATGCCTCTGATAACATACACATCTGCATCGTATTTTCTGTCTCTGTTTTCCAAGAAAAGCAAGTCTTGTATGGTTCTTTCTCCCAGTGTGCTGGCAGCAGGCTGCGCGGCGCTGGCCGCTCCATCCTTGTTGGTGGCTCCTTGATCATAGGTACCTGTGTATTTGTGAAAGAAAATGTCCACTCCCCCCACTTGGAACATCTCATTCATAGTGCGATCAAAAAACCTATAATCGTTGCCCTTTTCCGGCTTGTATATTGATAAACGTGGCATACTAACCATATTTATGGAAAAGCCTCTAGCCATAAATATCCATATGTCAGAGTTACAAACAATGCAGCAGGAAATATACGATTACGTCAAAACCAACCTGGGGGATGGCATGATTGACGTGGAATTAGACCCAAAACATTATCAAACGGCACTGGAAAGAGCAATCAATCGTTATAGACAGAGATCCAGCAATGCTGTGGAAGAAAGTTATGCTTTTTTAGATCTCAAAGAAAATCAGAACAAATACATATTACCTGACGAAATTATAAACGTTCGAGAAATCAACAGAGCCACAGTGGGATCCAGAGGAGATGGACAGGGTGGTACCTTATTTGAACCTTTCAATCTGGCCTACACCAATACCTATCTATTGAGGACTGGTGCCAGTGGTGGATTGGCCACCTACTACGCTTTTGCAGCATATCAGGAAATGGTGGGCAAGATGTTTGGTTCGTTCGTTCAACATCATTATGACAATGCCACAAAAACCCTGACCATAACACAGCGTCCAAGATCAGACACAGAAAGAGTGCTGTTGCACACAGATAATTTTAGGCCCGACATAACCCTGTTGAGAGATATCTACAGCAAACCCTGGATCAGAGATTACACACTGGCTGTCAGCAAAATGATGTTGGGAGAAGCAAGAAGTAAATTTTCCACCATCGCAGGACCACAAGGTGGCACCACCTTAAATGGTGAAGTATTAAAACAAGACGGCATGGCCATGATGGAAAAATTAGATCAAGAAATTAATAATTTTATTGATGGTGGTATGCCAACTAGTTTTATTATCGGTTAATTCTTTTTATTATATTTTAATTCTTTAACACTTCACATTAAATACGTCTGATCATGGCTAACTCAGGCATCAAAAAAATTTGCGATCTAACACTGGAAGAACTGGAAGATCTAGTTACCGCGTTGGAAAATATGAGCAGAGTGGCCGATCGATCCGCCATGCGAGAGCAAATATTAAACACTGTTAAAAAAGTCAAGCAAGAGATTGCAAAAAGATTAAAAAACCTGTAATATACTTACATGCTGATAGGATTAGTAGGATTGATTGGGTCTGGCAAAGACACAGTGGCAGATTTTTTAGTTAAAGATCACGAGTTTCAAAGAGACAGTTTTGCAAAATCATTAAAAGACGCTGTCAGTGCGATATTTGGTTGGGATAGACAGTTATTGGAAGGAGCCACACAAGAGAGCAGGATGTGGAGAGAAAGAATTGATCCCTATTGGAGCAACAAACTCGATAGGGCAGTGACTCCAAGATATG